TCCGAAGGGGTCCAGCTCTCATCTCGCTATCCGCTACGTTCTGGATGGCGAAAAGGTCGTTGACCGCTACAAGGGGCTCTCTGACGAAGAAGCTATGGCGAAATTCGAAGCTGACAGGGCTGCGAAACTCGCGGCTGAAATTGCAGCAGATGAGGCCGCCCTGGCAGCCAAGAACGCGGTGGTTACCCGGCTGAACTACCTTCGTCGGTTTACCCAGGCCGAGCGGATCGCGCTCCGTGAAATCGATAACCCGGTCGTCAAGGACTTCCTGATGATGGTTGAACTCGCCGAGGAGATCAATCTTCTCGATGCCGATACCGTAGGCGGCACCAACTACCTCGAAGCCGAGGGCTTCATTGGTCAGGGGCGTGCAGCCGAGATCCTTGCGATCTAAGGAGGACCAATGTCCATCACGTCAATGCTGGCGCTTGCCAATCAGAACAACGAAGTGCTCCGGGTTCCTCCCGGAGCATCTCGAACGGTTGATCTGATGGTGACGGCACTTGGTTCAAGCTCCAACAAGGTTACGATCTATCAACTGACCACCCTTCAGCGCTCGCCCTCAAGCATTGTCGTGGACAGCTCCGGGACCGGCTTCAATACGGTGCCCAAGGTTACGGTCCCTTCTGTTGCCGATCGCAAGATGATCGAGTTGCAAGCGGTGATGCGAGCAAATGCAATCCAGATTGTCTCGGCTGGGATCTACTACAAGGTCGGCCAGGTGGTGACCGCAAACGGCGTGTCGCTTCAGGTCGACAGCGTCGATCAAAACGGCCGTGTTCAATCCCTTTCGATTGCAAACGCGCCGGCTGTGACAGCGATAAATCAAATCCTGTTCAAGCCTACCGGTGGAACGGGACGAGATCTTGCAGTTCGCTTCACCTATCGTCTGGACGCGATCACCGTGAAGACACCCGGCTACGTCAGCGCAGAAACGATCGAGATCAACGGTGATGGAACGGGAGCCCAGGCGCATCTGGTGCTGAGCTATGCGCTTCAGCCGCAGCATGAGCTTCTGACAACAACCCTTGGCGTCAACGAGTTCACTCTTCTGAAAGATCTACCGCTTTCAGGCGATGATGTGTTACTCGTAAAGCCTACCCAGGATGCGGCTGTCCGAATTATTGAAAAGAACTAGCAGGAGGGAGCAATTCTCCCTCCTGACTTGCCATTTGGTTCCATACTCTATAAAGTAAGTAATCACTTACTTATGGGATAAACGACCATGGCTGACAACATTGGTTTCAAGGTGACACCGGCTACGGTCGGATTCGTGCTGAGCCTGATCACCCTCGTGACCACCCTTGTTGGTGTTATCAGCTACGTGAAGTCGCTCGAACCTGCCAACTCACCAATCGTGCGGGAAATGCAGTTGAAGAACGCCGACCAGGATCGACGTCTCGACCGAACCGACGAAGATCGCATCAATAACACCGCAGCTTTGAAAGACCAGACGGCTGAGACTCAAAAGCTGAAAGAAGCCGTCGTGCGGCTGACGACTGTCATGGAGCAGAGCGTCATCACCAAGAAGGCCGAGAATACCTATCCCTTCGCCTATCCGAGCGCCTCTCGCGCGTCTGCCGAGTTCGAGGTGCGCTGATGCTTCGATCAGACTGGAAGCGGATCCTCACGAAGGCCTGGTCAGTGCGTCTCATCGCGCTCGCCTTTCTCCTGACCGCTCTTGAGGTCGCCTTTTCGATTACCGGAGCGCCCTTGGGCATTCCAAGCGGGATCTTCGCCGCCCTCTCCGGTCTGACCTCTGCCGGCGCCTTTGCTGCTCGTCTTTATGCCCAGAAGGAATTCAAGGATGCCGATTAACCGCATCGTCGCGACCAACCGCGGCAAGGCCGCTATCGCTGCGGCAATTGTCGCAGCAACGGCTGCCGGCTGGTCGAGCTACAAGGATAGCTCGGCAAAAACCCCGCCGCCCGCAGTCGTTCTTGCAACCGAACACCTGGTCAAGACCTGGGAAGGCGTTGTTCTGTCCTCCCATTGGGATCCGTATGCCAAGATCTACGACATCTGCTACGGCAAGACCCGCATCAACGGCAAGCCAGTCCAGCCAGGCATGAAGTTCACACGCGCCGAATGCGAGGCCATGCTGCGCGAAGACATCTACACCGAATACTACCTGCCGCTGACCAAGAAGGTTCCCTCCTTTACAAGCTTTCCGGTGTCCGTTCAGGCAGCCCAGATCTCCGGTGCCTACAATTTCGGTGTCGGCGGAATGGCTGGCTCAAGAGCTATGGCTTTCGCCATCAAGGGTCAGTTCCGGCAGGCCTGCGAAGCCCAGACAGCCTGGAACAAGGCAGGCGGTCAGGTCGTCAACGGCCTCGTCAAGCGTCGCGAGATGGGTGACGCCCAGCGGATCGGCGAGGCCGAACTCTGCGTGAGTGGTCTTTGATGCTGGAGAAGATCATTCCATCCGAGATCCGGCTGACTGTTTACCTGGTCGCAACTCTGGCTATCACCGGCGCCGGCTTCGTCGCCTACGACGCCATCTACAGCCGCGGTTATGACGCGGCGTCGGTTGTCTACCAGAAAGAAGCCCTCGACCGGGAGGCTGCCAACAATCTCGGCATCAAGCAGGCTGAAGCATCCCTGCGTGGCTCGATCGAAACCCTCATCCTGGAAAAGGAAAAGCTTGAAGATGAAATCGCGCGCCTCAACCGCGAAGCAGCTCAAGATCCTGGCGCTGATGATGGCGCTCTTGGTCTTGGCAGCGTGCAGCGTCTCAACTCCGTCCGCTAAGGCGCCAATTCTTCTGCCGGCGCTTCCGGTGGAGCTGGTCTCGTGCGGCTACGCTGTTGCTATCCCGGAGCCGCGCGCCGGTGCCAAGCTTTCACAGCTTCAAGCCGAGACACTCTGGCTCAAGGACCGCAAGACGCTCCGCAACTGCCGGAACAATCATGATTTGACGGTTCAGTTCTATGAGGAATTGCGGAGCAATCTCAACTCGCCGGAACGCTGATCCTCTTATCGTCTCTTATTACTAATCACTAATAGTAAGTATATAATACTTACGATGAATGGACGGGAATACATGTCGAATAATGTTGCTGAGGACCGGTTCGTCGAGGCTTACAACGACAAGGAAACCTATCCTAATCTAACAGATGTCGCGGTTGCTCTTGGCCTCTCCTATCAGACGGTGAGAAACCGCTCCTCGGTTTTGCGTGCACGCAAGCGTCTTGGTGAAGATGTTCCGGTGCTCATCAACCGCGTCATCCAGGCGAAAGAAAAGGATCCGGAAGCTCCGAAGAACCACGCGAACGCACGCGCGGATCTGCTTCGCGAAGAGATCGACAACCTCTTGACCTCAAGCCGCTATCCGGTGACAAACCCGCAGGCTGTTGTCATCGATCCGACGGTCACGACCCGGTATGATCGTCTCATGGGCACCAAGAAGAGTGTCGAAGGCACGCCACGCACCTGGCTGACCGACACCTTGATGGCAGAACCTGTCGAGGATCCTCGCGGGCGGGTGTTTATCTTCACCGGCGCTCAGAACGACGCCGAGGTTGACCTGCCATTTTGGGAAAACCTGCAGGCTTACGCTGCGTTCCGCGACGCAGACATCATTGTTGGTCCGGGAACCTACGAGACGCAGTGGTGGGCGGAGAACCAGTCGGTCGTTCGCCAATATGCGCCAGAGATTGAGGAATACCTTTGCTTCGGGCAGATGAAGATCGGCGAGAGCTTTGTCTTCTGCGGTGAGATGAACATGCTTCCGACTGCCAATCGACCGATCTCCGATCTCACGACCTACACACAAGGTCGCTGGGGTGTGTTTCCGCATTCCAAGATCCAGCTCAAGTCTGTTCCGTCGCTCGATCCCGCGCGTCAGGCTCATCAGGTCATGACGACCGGACTTGTGACCAAGCCGAAGATCATTCCGCGCAAGGCCGGCATCAAGTCGATCTTCCATCATCAGATTGCGGCCGTTCTGGTCGAGTTCGATCATGACGGCGATCTTTTCTGCAGGCATCTGGTTGCCGACAAGGACGGCTCGTTCTGCGACCTGGAATTCTTCGTCAAGGATGGCGAAGTGACCATTGATGAACACCAGGTCGAACTTCTCGTGATGGCTGACTTCCATACAGACAAGGAAGCCGCCTCTTCGTTCGATGCGACATTTCGCGCCAAGAACTCTATCACCCGGACGCTCAAGATCGGTCGCGCCATCGCACACGATATCTTCGACAACTACCGGCGCAACCATCACAACGTCCATGACAACGCCCACTCATACGAGGTCGCCTATCGGGGCCGCGAGAGCGTTCTGGATGAGGTGAGGGGAGTGGTCAATATCCTGAAGGAGCTTCAGGAGACCGTCGCTGTCACCGTCGTTGAATCCAATCACGACATCGCTCTGGAGCGATATGTGCGCGAGGGTCGATACCGTAATGACGGCATCAATATTCGCCTTGGCTTGCAGCTTGAAGACGCCTATCTCGCCTGGCGCGAACAGGTGGCTGACTGTATCGATGCCGGGCTGCCGGCGCCCTCGTTTTCGCTTCTCGAATATGCCGTCAACATGGTGGCTGATAAGGAAGGCGTCGATGTTGGCGATGTCGAATGGGTGCATGATGGCTATTCCTATGTCATCAACGGAATTGAATGCGGCAATCATGGCTTCAGGGGTGCAAATGGCGCGCGGGGAACGGTCGCGGGCTTTGCGCAGCTTGGCCGCAAGATAAATATCGGTGACAAGCACTCGCCCGAGATCTGCGACGGCGTCTATGTCTCCGGCGTCATGAACCTTCGCCAGGGATACAACAAGGGTCCGTCCGGTTGGGCGGTCACGCACACCCTCCAGTATCAGAACGGCAATCGAACCCTTGTGACGATGCAGAACGGAAAGTGGCGCGCGTTTATTTGATCGTCACAGTAAGTAATCACTTACTTATTATAGGTCTTTGAGATACATTGGCGAGGTAAGAGCATTGCCTCCCCATTGGAGTCCACGAAATGGCTAAGCCCCGCAAGTCCGTCGCTCGTGAAAGTCGTCGCGGCGAACGTGTCCGTCTGCGCAACGACGCCAAGCTTATTGCTTCCGTCGATCGGTCGATCCCTGTTGCACCCACTCCCGCCCGTAAGGAGCCCGTCAAGCCTCTGACAACCGGCCAGAAGCGTTACGATGCTGGCTTCAGGTCGTCCGACATCATCTTCGGTCTTGGTCCGGCCGGCACTGGCAAGACCTGGTTTGCGATCCAGCGTGCAGCGGAAGCCTTGAAGCGCGGCGATATCAAGAAGATCTATGTCACACGCCCGGCAATCGAGGTCGGCGAAGGCATGGGCTTCCTCCCCGGTGAGCTGGATGAGAAGTTCGCGCCTTATCTTATTCCGGTGCGCGAAGCCTTTGTCGAGGCGCTCGGCTCTGGCTTTTACGAATACTGCCTGAAGTCTGGCATCATTGAGCCTGTTCCGCTTGCGTTCATTCGCGGCCGCACGCTGAAGGAAGCCTGGATTAT